ACATAGAAGCTAAAATGGTAGAGGTACAAGCAGAGTATGATGCTAACCAATATCAAAGAGATAGAGCAACTGCTTATCCATCAATTCAAGAACAGTTAGATATGCAATACTGGGATAAGGTTAATGGTACTACTAACTGGGAAGATGCTATTGCTAAAGTTAAACTAGACAATCCTAAATCATAATGAAATTCCTGTTGGCTTATACTATTTGTTCTGCCATGACAGGAATGTGTAACACACCTACAATGTCACCCATGGAATTTAATACATGGAGTGATTGTAATAAAGCAGGAGCATTAGCAACTGTAGAAGTAATCAATTATAACTCTGAAAGATTTAACGAAGAAGAATTATATGTTACTTATTTTTGTAACAAGGTAGGTGATGGTGCGTAAAAAAAAAACTTTAAAACAAAACATAGAAGATAACAACTCTATAAGAATATCTTACCACGAAAAAGTTTGCGCAGAAAGAATGAAAACTTTATTCAAAGCTATTGATGAAATGCGTACAGATATAAAAGAATTAAAAAGTGATGTTAATAAAAGTAAGGGTGGTTTTAGAGTTCTACTGCTAATTGGTGGTGCGATAGCTTCCTTGCTAGGCTACATCAAATATAATGGCTAGAAGAAAAAAAGCTATAGTTGGCTTAACTACAGAACTTACTGCTCAACTTCGTCTTGCAAAAGATCCTAATATACTAGTATTTACACCCCTGGGTGGTCTTGGACCAATAGACATTGTTACTTTAAATATGACTACAGGTGAGTATAATGCTTATGATGTTAAGGCTAAAAATTATAGAAAGGTTGACAGTTATACTGCGCCAGATGGATATAAAAGAAATCTTAAAGGATCCTTTATATCTAGAGGAGCAACTAAAGAACAAAAGAAATTAAAAGTAAAAATAATATATGAATAGGAGAAACAATGCCATTTGAAATGATAACAATGCTAGGTTCTACTGTACTCGGTGGAGTAATGAGTATCTGGTCACAAAGTATAAAAGCAAAAAGAGAAGAACAAAAGATGTTGCTTGCTAGAGCTGACGTACAAATGCAAGGGTTCGCACAAGCTAGAGAATTTAAAGATAAAGGTTTCCAATGGACCAGAAGAATAATAGCATTAACTGCTGTGTTCGCTATCATTGTCTTACCAAAAATACTTCCATTAATAGATCCAGAAGCAAATGTAATTGTAGGTTACTTAGAATTTAAACCTGGATTCTTTTTTTTAACTGAAGGTAGAGACGTATTAAAGTGGGAATATTTATCTGCTAAAGGTTTAGTTCTTACACCACTAGATACTAATTTAGTGTCTGCAATAATTGGATTGTATTTTGGTGGATCTTTAGTAAAGAAATAATATGAGTAACGAAGCACCAACAATGTTTGTATCACAATACAGTAGAAAGAAACCTACATTACTTGCGCAGCAAACAGGTAAAAAGAAAAAGAAAAAAAAATATAAGAAGAAAAGATAATGTCAAAGCAAAAGTTCACACACTTTATACCTAGGGATAAACCTAAAAAAAGACCAGGTGTACATAAGAAAACTCAAAACAAAAATGAGAAAAGACAAAAGAAACAAAATAGATATAAGGGTCAAGGAAGATGATCGATAAAATAATTTATAAATTTTTTGGTTTGCTTGACAAATTTACTAATCATTTAGATAAAGTATTTTTTCCAAAGAAGAACAAAAAGAAATGAGAGATATTAAAGTTTTAGAATCGTTTAAGAAACACGCAGAGAAGAAGTTAAAAGAAATGAATTTATTTAGATATTTAAAGAAAGAGGTAGAAGCTAATGCTAATGGCACTAGAGAATATGTAATTAAAAAAGGAATTAACAAAGGTAAGATTGCAAAATGATTAAAAACTTTAAAGACATTGTAATTTTATTAATAACAAGTGGTGTCTTAATACTTCTTGGTGTCATCATTGTAGGCGATTATTGGGTAGCATTAGAAGAAAATAGACCAGTAGATGAAAGTGTAATTACATTGATGAAGATGTCAGTTACAGGATTGATTGGTGTTATTGGTGGTTATATCGGTGGCAGTAAATGAAACGACAACACAATACAATGTTAATAGGTTTATTAGGTACAATTCTTTTAGGGTTATCTACTTATGTATTGATGACTATTGTAGAATTACAAGTTCATATTGGTATGCTTACTGAAGAGATCATGTCTGTTGATAAACAGATAGGTAGAATATATAATCACATAGATAGATTAACGAGTAATTAATTATGGCAATAAGAAAAACTACTAAAGGTAAGAACGCAAACTACAGACCAACAAAGTCTGGAGCTGGCATGACGGCTAAAGGTGTAAGAGCATATCGAAGAGCCAATCCTGGTAGTAAATTAAAAACTGCAGTAACAGGTAAAGTTAAACCTGGATCAAAGGCAGCTAAAAGAAGAAAATCATATTGCGCAAGATCTCTTGGTCAACTTAAAAGATCTTCTGCTAAAACAAGGAACGATCCTAACTCTAGAATAAGACAAGCTAGAAGAAGATGGAAGTGTTAGTTTGAAAAAAACTTGGAAGAAACCAAAAGTTCAATCATTAGTTTGTGGTCATTGCAAAGAGTGTGACAAACAATTAATGAGTAATGAAGGTGGTTGGATAGTAACCCATAAGAAAGAATATTTTTGTCATGATGGTAAAGAAGGTTCTTGCTTTGATAACTATTGTGAGTTAAAACTTAAACAACAACAACAGGAGTATGGTTATGTATGGTAAATCAAAAGGTAAAAGTAAATTAACATCTAAACAAAAAACTCTACCAAAATCTTTACAAAAAAAGATTATGAAATCTAAATCTAAAAAGAGAAAATAATGAAAAAAGGTTATCACAAAACTAAATCTGGTAAGATCGCAAAGAAGGGTCTTTACTATAACATCAATAAGAAAAAAAAAGCTGGCACTTCAAATTCTAAAAAGAAGTCTACAATCTCTGCGAAGGCTTACAAGAATATGAAGTCTGGATTTAAAAAGTAATTTTTCTTAACTCTTCATACTCTTCCCAAATAGTATTACCAGGGTTCCAGTATCTTCTCTTCTCCTGTTTATTACGGAGAGAGTTAATTACTGTTGTATGATCTTGATTGAATACTCTACTCATTGAAGAGATACTTACATTGTATTGTTCGTGTAAAAGATTATAGACAATGCTTCTTGCTCGAACTACATCTGAAGTTCTACCTTTACTGAATACATCGTTCTTGCTAACAGTATATCTTTCACACACTTTATCTACAAGTTTAGAAACAACTTCTATGTTTGCGTTTTTATATTTGATACCAATTTTCATTTTGTTATTGCTATCTAATATTGGTTGTCTTTGCATTAGTTCTGCTGCGTACAGAAATCCTTCCGAGAACCCTACCTCATATAATCTTTCTTCCTGGTTCGTAAGAAGGTAAAATGCTTTCTTAACCTTGTAGATAAAATGATTCTGATTTAAGTTTTTAATGTGTGTATTATAGTGTTGACTTATATTTATGGTCATAGATCCCCTACAGTTTGTGTTCGTTTTTTTCAACTCTAAGTTATTATCTATTTAAAAGATAACAACTGTTCTTTTGTCTGCTCTATTTGCCAAAGCAATTTATAAGAATCTTGTTGATACTTATTTACTTTGTACTTTGCTTCCAGGAACTTCTTGTGTTTCTTCGCTTGAAGATCCTTTAGCTTCTGCAGACGCATCTTGATGTCTTCCATCATGCTCCTTTGCTACTGTTGTAAAATCGTACTTTAAGTTATCGATTTTTACTTCTACAAACTCTCCTCTATTCGAGTTGTTTGCAGCCTTCTCTACATCATCAAAGAGTTCAATCATTTGAAAATGACACTCTCCATTGATAATTCTTTTAAATTTTGTCATACTTTTGTACCTTTTTCAACTTTTTTTTCGATCAAAAAATCTATATACTGTTTAGCTTTTTTAAGATCTTCAACACCATTTTTTAAATTATATCTTAAAACATACTTAATTATATTACCTGTACAAAAATCTAAATTATTAGAAATAATAAAATCAATAGGCTCAATCTTGTATTGAGTATAATGTTTTGGTTCTTTAATATTATCTGTCATAAGTTTTTAAGCAAGGTGGGGAAAACGGAAAGGGAAAAAAACCCCACCCTGCTTGATACCCTTTAGCCTAAGTTAAAAGGTATATTCGTTATTACCACCATCATCTGCTTTTGCAAAGCTATTATTAGTAGACTTACCTGCTCCACTTGGTGTTAAAATTATAGTCAACTCTCCTGCTTTTACTTTGCCGTCTTGATCTTTAGACGGAAAGGCAGCCTGGTTATACCACTTACCATTAATGTTTACTCCAATGGTCCAGTTCTTATCTGGATGCTTCATATTTTTTGGACCAACATATATAGGAAGTTTATCTTCTGGTGACTTCCAATCTGGGTTCTTGGTTAGGTTAATGTATATCTTGTCGGATTTATTATCCATGT